CAGAAGACCACGCATACGATGCGTTGAGGTATATGTTAATGACAAGGATGACAGGTTATGCGGCGATTCATCAAACGCTTAATGGTATCAAGAATCAGGTCTATCAAGTCCAAAATGAAACATTTGGGTACTAAGTAATGGCAGAAAAAGATCCTAAAAAAATTACACTCAAAGAAGCTGCCGAGCTATACAGCCAACAAATAGGTACGAGTAAAATAACTGCATTTGGCAGTAAAGGTAAGTTGAAAGAGTATGGGAATATTCCTCTAGTTGATATCTACAAAGGGAATATTGGTGAGCGTGTCCTAGATAAGATGTTACAAACTGCTGATACAGCAGGTAAATATAATACACTGACAGATAACTTGAGGCTTGCTACAATTCCTGTCAGAAGATTGCTAACTCAGTCTAACCCTACAGATCCAATATTAGGCAAAATGCCTGATACTGAAGCGGGGAGTGAGCTAACAAAGACTATTTTCGGTGAAAGAAAAGTTGCTGAAGAAGCTACAAAAATAGCAATACTTACAGACAACAGGCAAGGTTGGAAAGAATTTTTTGATCAAATAGATGCTATAGCAGATGATCCAAATCATCCAAAGCAAGCATTAGCTAACGCTTTTCGTGTCAGTTATTACACAGGACCTAGACCCGGACTTATTGCAGGATTGCAAGGATCAGAATATCTCATAGATCAAGGTGCTATCTATGTAACTCCACAAACTAAACAGGTTGGTGCAGCACAAGATCAAGAAACTAGAAAAGGAGCTAGTAAAGGTAAAACATCTTTCAAAGGAAAAGCTACTCCGTATACTGTTCCTCTTGGTGAAAATGCTCACGCTTATTTACAACAGCAATTAAAGATAAATGCAAATGATCCCGATATCAAAGCATATCTTGCTGAACAAAAGAAATTAGGTAAAGCACCTATATTTGTACAAAAGATAATTGGTAAAGATGGTAAAGTAAAAGTATCTACCATAAACACCACTGCGATATCAGATATGCTTTCTGAAATAAAAACAACCACTCCTATAATTGTGGACAATATATCAGGACAAGAATATAACACTTTAAATCCTATTGAAAAAACAAAAACTGGTAAATTTGGATCTGCGTTATCAAGAAACATTCATGCTTCAATTGGATTAAACGAACTTGATGAGCCAGATAAACTTATTGATTTTTTACATGGTAGAAGTGAAACTTCTGGTACAAAAGGCAGAGGTCAAACCAAAAAAATGGACTATGCCCTACGAGCTAGAGGTAGATTTACACAAGGCGAAAGAGATGGTCAACAAAGAATTGGTAACTGGATAAACGAAGTTCAAGGTAAATCTGTGACAGAAATACCTGATGTTCAAGCAATTGTCTCAAAGGCAAACTACTCTATTGAAGGTTTCTTTGATGCACCTCAAACACAAACTACAACTACACCTGCGATGGACAAGAAAAGTGATGTTGTAGCAAAGATACTAAGTGGTGAAATTAGTATTGCTGATCAGATGGCAGCTTGGAGAGCAAAGAAGAAAGGTGGAACACCTAGCGGAGGTGGTAAAACAGGAGCAGCTATAATAGGTGGTCTTGGTGTAGGTTCAGCTTTAATGGCAGGAGATGCTGAAGCAGGTCTTGAAACTGGTACACAGATGATAGGAGAGGAAGCCTTAGAAAGAGGAACTATAGAGCTACTCAAAAAAGCAGGTTTGGCAGCAAAGAGTGCTAATCCTCTAGGTGCAGGTCTTACCATAGCAGGTAGCACAGTTTCTACAATAGGTGATCAAGCCTTTGATAAAGAAAACAGAGTTGCTCAACAGCTAGGTATAAGTAGAGCAGACTTAATAAAGTTACCAGAAGAAGAAAAGAATAAATTGTACAGTTTGTTAGGAGAGTACAAAAGAGAACAACTAGCAGGCGAACAAGAAAAGATTTCACTTGGGGAACAAATGAGAAGTTTATCAAGTGATTCAGCCACTCGACCTTTAGACAGTGGCAAAATAGAAACTGACTCGATCATGGATCAAATGATCTCATCGGGTCAAATTTAGGAGAAGGCAATGCCTAACAACAACTATAATTATGGTGCTGCATACATAATGAACAGCGACAAAACATCAGTTGATGATCCGATGGGTGCAAATCAATTAACTCGTGAAGGTGCAGACTTTGACACAAAGATGGGAAACTACGATTTACAATCTGACATGCCAAAGAAGCAATCCAAGCCGACTGTTGAAGGTTCTTTCTTTAGTATGGCAGATGACAAAAACTACTTCTAAAGTAAGGTAAATCATGGAAGATCAGGTTTCACAACCAGAATCTGACGAAGCTATTGACGTCGTAAATCCCGACGAGTTTATGCCGGGATTAGCAGGCTACATTAAGCAGAAGTTTGACGATTCTGAAAAAGGAAGATATTCGCACGAGCAACGTTGGTTGCAGGCGTATAAAAATTTTCGTGGTATTTATGATTCTACTACTCAGTATCGTGATTCAGAAAGATCTAAGGTTTTTATTAAGATAACTAAAACTAAGGTTCTTGCTGCATACGGTCAGATAATAGACATTCTATTTGCTAACAAGAAATTTCCAATTGTTGTAGAACCAACACCTGTTCCCGAAGGCGTTGCAGAGTTTGCACATATGACAACTCCTGTTGACAATGCTTTGGAACAAACTTCCACTGATCCTTATGGATTTGAAGGAGACGGTAGAGAACTTCCTCCGGGAGCTACTGCTGCCGAATCTCCAAAAGACTATTTAGGTGCATATGCCAAAGATTTTGAAAATGCTCCTATTAGTGAAGGTCCAGCAAAAGTAGGCGAACCTCAAATATCACCTGCACAAAAGTCTGCTCTTATGTGCGAAAAGCAGATACACGACCAACTGTTAGATACTAATGCTACCACTATCATAAGAAAAGCTTTGTTTGAAGCTGCTATGTTAGGAACAGGCGTAGTAAAAGGTCCTTTGAACATGTACAAAAGGGTTCACAGATGGGGTAGAAATGAACAAGGTGAAAGAGAGTATCAGCCGTACGAAAAGGTTGCTCCAAGATTAGAGCATGTACCTATATGGGATTTTCATCCAGATCCATCAGCAACAAGCATGGATGATTGTGAGTACGTCATACAAAGACATCGTATGAACAGACAACAAGTACGTGCCTTACTTTTAATGCCACATTTTAGAGCGGAATCAATAAATGAAGTTCTAAGTCGTGGTCCTAATTATGAGGATAAGTACTACGAAGATACCATAAGAGAAGACGAAGCTGAAGCAAACTACCAAGAGACTAGATACGAAGTGCTAGAGTACTGGGGAGTCATAGACTCTAAGTTTGCAGAAGAAATCGGTATGGAAGAAATAGGTGAGACAGATAACTATTCACAGCTACAGATCAACGCTTGGATATGTGATGGTCAAGTCTTGAGATGCGTTTTAAATCCTTTGACTCCTGTGAGAATACCTTATTTCGCTTTACCATATGAAACTAACCCATATCAATTGTGGGGAGTTGGTATTGCTGAGAACATGGAAGATGCTCAGTTACTTATGAACGGTCACGTTCGTATGGCTATTGATAACTTAGCACTTGCAGGTAATCTTGTATTTGATGTAGACGAAGCGAGTTTAGTTCCCGGACAAAACATGGACATATTCCCCGGAAAGATATTCCGAAGACAGTCTGGTGTCACTGGAACTGCAATTAATGGTCTTAAGTTCCCAAACACTGCAGGCGAAAACTTGCAGATGTATCAAATATCTAGACAACTTGCCGATGAAGAAACAGGTATGCCATCTGTTATGCACGGACAAACAGGTGTAAGTGGCACAGGAAGAACTGCAGCAGGCTTATCAATGCTGATGGGCGGTGCAAACTTATCAATGAAAACTGTGATAAAGAATGTTGATGACTATCTTCTTAAGCCTTTAGGAGAATCATACTTTCAATGGAATATGCAGTTTAACGAGGACATGGATGATGTAAAAGGTGATCTTGAAATCAAACCTCGTGGTGTTGCAGCAGTTATGCAAAAAGAGGTAAGAAGCCAAAGACTTATAGGTCTGTTACAAACTGTAAGTAACCCTATGCTCGCACCGTTTATTAAGATACCTAATCTTATTCGTGAATTAGCTATATCACAAGACATAGATCCAGACAGCTTAGTAAATGATACTAATGAAGCACAGATTTATGCAGAAATGTTAAAAGGAATGATGGCAAATGCTGAACAAGGATCAAGCCAAAATGGTAGCCCCCCTAGTCAACAACCAAACGGTATGGCAGGGTCTGGAGGAGTACCTCAACAGTCTCAAGATACTAGTGGTGCAAGCACTGACGGTAGCACAGTCGGAGTCGGAGCTACGCCAGTTGCAGGGGAAGCTGGTTTTACTGGAAACCCTACTCAAGATGAAATCTAATCACGAAGCAGTGAGAAAGAGTAATTAAAAATGGCATTTATAGATAGATTTGGAAATAGACAAACAGGAACTGGTGGATTTGTGGATTATTATTTACCTCAACCTAAATTGCCTGACATTATAAACCCGATAGATGATGAGCCTGTAATAGAAGACCCAGTTAATCCTAACATCTTAGTGCAACAGCAAGATGATGGTGGAAATACCGAAGAACAAGAAAATGAAATGAGGTTTAATCTTGAAGGTGTCAATGTTGGTGAAGTTGATTACAGTGAGATAAAACATAAATCTTACGAAGATTATCTTAAAACTACTGATTATCAATTAGATAGATCAGGCGTATTTAGCCAAACACAATTTACTCCCGAAGGCGTAGACCCAGAAGGAAAGAAGTTAGGGAAACGAGTAAGCACTGTGGAAACTATGTTTGGACTTGTTCCCTATGGGGGAGCTATCTTATCCCAATTCGACACTAGAGCAGTACAGAGTCCACTAGGGCAGGAGAGATTTGCTCAAACATTTGGTATAGGTAATATTGCTGTAACTGGTGACCTGATAGACGAATATGATAGCTTAAATCAAATAAAGAATGATAAATTAAATAACATGGCTACTCCTGAAGCGTATGACTATTTAAATTTTGATTATGGCTACGGTATGCCACCTACTGCTGATGCAAAAACACTTGGATATACACAGCAGTCATATACGCAAGGTTTGGCTAGAGGTGTTGAAGGCAATAAAACAATGTTAGCCGATCTTAAAAATTCAGGAGATTTTTTTACTAACATAGGTCAAGGCAAAGGTTTTGGCGGTGACACAGGTCACGCTTTTACAATTGGTAACAGAACTGCATACAGAACAAAAGGTTCTGGTACGTACAAAGGTTTGCCACGAGGTATGAGCCAAAATGTAGCAAAAAGTATTGAAGCTTTACAAAATGGTAAGAACCCAAATGGCTATGATCCTAATTCAAACACCAATGAAGATATACTTAGTAGCACAACACAAGATGGTAAGCTAACAGGCGGGTACACTTTGAGTGGATCATTCGTGACTGTCAGTGGTCAGACAGCCGCAATGGGCTACATGGAAGACTTTGAGAATATGGCACGAAATAATTTTAAGACAGGAAACTTGAGCCAAAAACAAGCACAAAGTTTTGCAAGAGGATGGCTAGAGTCTGCTAGATCTATGTCAAGAAAAGCTACAGCTGCTGAAAAATTAGCTAATTTAAAAAGTTGGCAAGAAAGAGCTAAATCAGCAGGTAAGATGTCTGCTGCCGATAGAAAAAAACAAGAGATAGTTTCTTGGGCAAAATCTCATACGAATGGAGCTAAAGATCCTAATGATTATAGAAGTGCAGGTTCTACAGGCTCTGCGGCAGACATAGCTGCACAAGAAGCATATGAACAAAGTATGCAAGAGTCTGGGGGTGGTGATTACTCAGGTTATGGGGATGGAAGTGTTGCAGATGCCTACGATGATCCTATGATGAATGAAGGTGGTCAAGTTGGAATGGCTGAAGGAGATCAGGTAGCTCCTCAACTAGAGGAATCACCACAAGATGATGGGGATATGATTTTATCAGCCAATGAGTTGATGGAAGGAGAGCCAGAGTCAGGGTTTATACGTAAACCTGCTAGCGAAACAACTGATGAAGAAGGTGTCACTGATGACAATCCAACTTTAGCTCCTAATGAAAATAACCCTAGAGGTGCAGCAATAATAATAAATAAACAAGCTGTAGATCAAGCAGGCGAGAAAAATTTAGTAAAACAAATACAAGAAGCTAGGGAGTACTTGCGAGCAAAGGGTGGAAAATCAGGGGAACAACAAGAAAACAATGAAGAAGGTATGAGTGAGATTATCACAGCCGATGGTGAGATAATGATACAGCCTGAAGAAGCAGATGTAATTGGCAGGAAAAGATTACTTGCCTTAAATGAAAGAGGTAAAAAAGCTACTAGAGAAGTAAAAAAAAAAGTTCAACCCGAACAACCAGAAAGTCCTATGAGAGCTAATGAAGGTGGCTTCATAACAAAATATGGCGTCGAAGTACGTGAGCCAATGAATGCTGAGACTAAAAAAGTTATACAAGATCTTATATCTAAACGTAACATAACTAGAGGTTCAGTAGAAAAAGCAATAGATACTTTACCTAACAGAGATGCACTAGCTATGATGATATTTGCTGAATCATATGCGTCTAAAGATTCTCCAGATGCTATGAGAGGAATAGGTGAAACTGCTTTAAACAGATTAAAAGACAGAACATATTCATTTAAAAATCAAAATACACTGAAAGATGTATTAAAAGGCAGATCAAATAAAGGCAGTGGAAGTAAAATGTTTTCTTACGAAGGTCTTGAGCCTAAGTATCTAAAGCCAAGACTGTCCGAGATGTTAAACAATAAGTATTGGCAAAGAGCTTTAGATGCCGCCGATAATGCTTTAGAGACTGAGCCTGATATGGAGCGATATAAATTAAGAGATGATGTATTTACTTATGCTAGGGTAGGCGAAGCATCAAATAGATTAAAATCAAATAAAAGAAACGAATATTTTACAACTATAGGAGATCACGACTTTTATAGTAGAACACCCGAAAAAGGTGGGAGAATATCAAGTGAAACGATGGGGCAACCTAGTTCGTTTTACAGATAATTAGTCAGCTACCCACATTAGTGGCCCTGACAAACCGAAGCAGCTACCCACAGCCATGTGGCACTGCATATGATGAGGTAAAAAACAATGGCAAAAAAAGTAACTGGCTCACGAGCCAACAAGCCCAATGATTCTTTTGGGGTAGTTAATAATCCTAATCTCTATAAAAACAAGTACCGAGAGGAAGTTGATAGGGATGACGATGAAGAACAAGAAGAGGTACAAGCTCAAGACCCTACTCAAGAAGAAGTAGCTACTCAAGAAGAGCAAGCACCTAACCCAACTAGTTTTGTAGAATCTCAAAAAAAAGAAGATACTGATTATAAAAAGCGGTATGATGATTTAAAGAGACACTACGATGCGAAGTTACAAGAATGGAAGAACGACAGACAAGATATGCTTTCTAGATTATCTGCGAGTCAACCTTCCCAAGCCGAAGTACAAAGCGATGATCCTAGCTTAGATCAATTTAGAAATCAATATCCAGATGTATACGAAGCTATTGATAAAATATCTGCTAGTAAATCAGAGTTAAAAGTTAAGAAACTCGAAGAGGACTTGTTAAGTCTAAAAGAAAAAGAAGCACAACTTGAAAAAGACAAAGCTTATCAAGAATTGCTTCGATTACAACCTGATTTTGACACCCTTAAAACGGATGAAAATTTCACAGGTTGGTTAGACAAACAACCTACATCTATCTCAGACGGTATCTATAATAACAATACAGATGCAAGATGGGCAAGTCGAGTTGTTGACCTGTACAGAGCCGACATTGGCACAAAGGGTGCTAAAAAATCAACTGTCAACAAAAGCAAAGACGCTGCAATGTCTGTATCAAAAACGAATACTACAAATGTTGCAACTTCCAAGCAAGATGGTAAGATTTGGAAAGTGTCCGACATCGCTAAACTCAAGCCGTGGGAGTTCGAGAAACTTGAAAAAGAAATCGACCAAGCACGAGCCGAAGGGCGAATAACTCAATAACTAACCTCAAATAGAGGAAGGATAGAAAAATGGCTTTTAATTCAGCTTCAGGGTACAATAATTTACCGTCAGGTAATTTTGCTCCCGAAATATTTAGCCAAAAAGTTCTTAAGTTCTTCCGTAGAGCTTCGGTTGCAGAAGATATTACGAATACCGACTATACTGGCGAAATTGAAAACTTTGGTGATACTGTTAACATAATGAAAGAACCAACACTGACTGTGTCTTCATATTCAAGAGGTTCTGTAGTTAACCCACAAGACTTGGCAGACGATCAAATTACATTGACTGTCGACCAAGCCAATGCTTTCGCATTCAAAATAGACGACATCGAAGAGAGACACTCTCACATTAACTTTGAAGCACTAGCAACTTCTTCAGGTGCTTATGCTCTAAAGAGAAAGTTCGATGCAAACGTTCTTCAAACCTTATCTGACGGTGCTGGAATTGCCGCATCTGCAGTATCAGGTACAACTTTAACAACTACTGCCGCTGCAGGTACATTAGGAACAACTGCTGCTCCTATCAACGTTGAGACAGACGATGCAGGTATCAATATGATGCTCGCTATGGCTAGACTTCTTGACGATGAGTCTGTACCTGAAGAGAACAGATGGTTTGTAGCACCTCCAATTTTCTATGAGAAAGTTTTCCAAGCAGGAAACAAGATTGCTGAAGTTCAGGTAACTGGCGACGGTACATCTCCTCTAAGAAATGGTCTTGCAACAGTCGGAACTCTTGCGGGTTTTAGATGTTACAAGTCTACAGCTTTAAATAGCTCTGGTGGAATCGATCAGGTAACATTAACAGATGCTGCTGGTACATTAGCTACTGACGCTTCTGAAAATATTGTTTTAGCTGGTCACATTTCATCATGTGCAACAGCGTCTCACATCGCAAAGACTGAAGTGGTACGTTCAACTGAATCATTCTCCGACGTCGTTAGAGGATTGCATGTTTTTGGAAGAAAAGTCCTAAGACAAGAAGCAATCGTTCGTGGCGTTGTAGACTTCGCTTAAGGGAGACTAGATAAATGGCTGATTATACTATTACAGGTGCTGTTGCTGGTGTTCCACTCGGCATTAAACCTCAGATCGTGGAAGTTGTTCTAGACTTCTCATCAACAAGCCTTACTACATCAGACTCAGTAGAAGTTTTTGAACTTCCTGCTAACAGTTTGGTTCTTATGGCAGGTCTTGAGGTTCTTACTTTAGCATCAACTGGTTCTCCAGTTCTTGACTTAGGTGACGATGCCGATGATGATATCTATGCTGCAGCAGTTGCAGGTCACACTGCTTTAGCTTCAGGTACAACAAGCGTAGGTAAGTTCTACACTGCCGCTGATACTATCGACTTAATTGCTAATACAGCAACTTTCGACGGTAAGGTCAGAGTGTTCGCAGTTATAGCAGAGCTTGGCACTGCAGAAACTGCAGCGTCTTTCGCTTAAATAACTAACTCAGGAGGGCAGGGCAACTTGCCCTCTTGACAACAATGAGGTAGCATGAATGTCTGAAAAAGGTACAATGAAAGGTCACACCATCAAAGGTGGTCATAAACGCAAAACCAAAGATGGTGCAGGTATGACTGCGAAAGGTGTAGCTAAGTATCGTAAAGACAATCCCGGATCAAAACTTAAGACAGCAGTAACTGGCAAAGTCAAGCCGGGGAGCAAAGCTGCCAAACGAAGAAAGTCCTATTGTGCAAGAAGTGCAGGGCAAATGAAAAAGTTTCCTAAAGCAGCAAAAAATCCTAATAGCCGTTTAAGACAAGCTAGAAAGAGATGGAAATGCTGATTTCAATTAACTTCACACTATTTAAATTTTTTAATACTATAGCCACTAAGTTTTACAATCGCTATGTACGAATGCTACACAAGTCACAAGGTAGATAATGGTAACCGTCGAGCAGTTTCTGAAATGGAAGATACTACCGAGATGTATGATGCTTGCAAGCACAGTTATGTCTTGGAGGTGTGCTGAGTGGTTCATGGGTTTAGATGCACCCACAGCAGCTCAATCAGCATTTGTGTCCGTCGTTATGGGCGTGATGACAGGTGTATTTGGTATTTGGATGGGTCACGAACACAAGGAGCATAAATAATGTTAACAGCGTTAATAGGTCCTATTGCTAACCTTGCAGGTTCGTGGATGGAAAGCAAGGTAGAGAAGGTCAAGGCTGATGGTCAAGCTAAAGTAGCACAAGCCAAAGCTAAAGCAGTCGTCGCAGAAAAAGTAGCAGCAGGAGAAGTTGCTTGGGAGAAGTCTATGGCAGACGCCACAGATGGATCGTGGAAAGACGAGTTTGCACTTATTGTTCTTCTACTACCTGCTATATTAGTCTTCATTCCTAGTATGACAGAATATGTGCGAGCAGGGTTTGAAGTTTTAAATACGTTACCAGATTGGTATCAGTATCTTTTATTTATAGCCGTTAGTTCTTCTTTTGGAATTAAGGGCGTTGGTCAGGCAATGAAACTAATGGGGAAAAAGTGATGTCAAACATAATCGAAACAAACTTTGGAACATTAATTAATCCTGCTAGGGTAGCAAATGGAAGTGCTTCTAGTGTTGTAAAAAAGGGTGCTTTCTACATATTCTCTCTCAAGATAAGTAATGATGACATACGAGAGTATTCATTTACTACCCGATCAAAGGCAGAGAACATGAGAAAGATTCTTGTAAGCCACTTAGAACACATGATTAGTGACACAGCGAGGAAATCAAATGGCTAAGAAAAAGAAAAGCAGTAGTCCTAAACCAAAGAACCCAAAGCTCTATGCTTCAGTAAAAGCTGCGGCCAAGAAGAAATTCAAGGTGTATCCGTCAGCGTATGCAAATGCTTGGTTGGTCAGAGAATACAAGAAACGTGGTGGTACTTACGCATGAGTTTGACCAAGTGGTTTAAAGAAGATTGGCGTGATGTCAAGACAGGAAAGAAGTGTGGTCGTTCTGGTAAAGATAAAAAGAAAAGACCTTATCCTGCCTGCAGACCTAAAGCCGTAGCAAGTAAGATAAGTAAGAAAGAAGCAAGCAAGAAGACAGGACCCGCAAAGGTTAAATGGTCTGTTACTGCATCAGGTAAAAGAAGAAAGACTACAAGGAAGAAAGCATGAAGTACGAACGTAATGAACTAGTTAAGATGATAGCTTTACATGAAGGACTTCGCCTTCAAGTCTACCAAGATCATCTGGGCATCGATACGATTGGAATCGGGCGTAACTTAGAAGACAGAGGTATCACAGACGGTGAGTTATCTTTCATAAACAAGACTATGGAAGATATCTACGAAGTTGGTCTTACTGAAGAAGAAGCCTATTATCTCTGTATGAATGATATAGCAATTGTAGAAAAAGAGCTACTAGAAAGAAAGCCAATAGTAAATCAACTTAACGATGTACGACAAATGGTGCTTGTAGATATGGCATTTAATATGGGTGTTCCTCGTCTTATGAAATTTAAAAACATGTGGATGGCGATAGAAAAAGTAAATTATCCTCTAGCTTGTGAAGAGATGATTGACTCAAGATGGGCAAACCAAGTAGGTAATAGAGCTATGAAGTTATCCCTAGCTATGAAAAATGGAGAGTGGATATGACCGAAGAAAAGAAGAAATGTGCAACATGTGAATGTTACGAGTGTGATTGCGAAGAGTGCAATTGCGAATGCCACAAAGAAGATAACGATGAGGAGGTACAAGGAGTACCAGTGTGATTGAGTTCGTACTAGTGGTTATGATGGGATTAAAGATAATAGACCAAACACAAACCTTCGATAACATAGATAGATGTTTGTACTTTGCAGTAAGATTAAATGATCAAGCAACTATACCACAAAGGGAAGGACCTAACTTACAAATAACAGCGTATTGTAAACCAGTTAGAAAGAAATAAGATGCCACTTAAAAAAGGTAAATCAAAAAAGACAATCTCTGCTAACATACAAACAGAAATAAGAAGTGGCAAACCGCAAAAACAAGCTGTAGCGATAGCACTATCGAAAGCAGGTAAAAGTAAGAGGAAAAAATAGGTGTTAGCAGAATTAGCCGCAGCCAATGCCGCCTTTTCGGTTATAAAACAATTCGTGTCCAACGGTAAAGAACTGAGTGGCTGTGCAAAACACATAAGCGATTTTGTATTTTCAAAAGAAGCAATAGAAAAGAACCTTAAGAAAAAGAAAGCTAAAGGTGTAGGGGGTTCAGACTTAGAAGAGTTCATGGCTCTTGAGCAGATAAAAGAAAAAGAAGAAGAACTCAAGAAGATGATGATCTATTTAGGTAGACCCGGATTGTGGCAAGATTGGCAAGCCTTTCAAGCCGAAGCTCGTAAATCTAGACGCTATCAAGAAAAAATGGAAGAGAAGCGTAGAGAAGAGTTGATGGAATACGTAGGTTACGGAATAGCCTTTATAGTTGTAATATTCTTTGCAGGATTGTTAGCTTGGGCAGCAGGTAAATGGGTAGGAAAGTTTTAAGTCCGTGCGTGGGGGTTTGTACGCTCAAAAACAATGTGTGCATAGGTTGCAAAAGAACTATAGAAGAAATTAAAAAGGCATACAAAGATACAAAGAGATTGACACAAGGCTAACTTATCTGTATAATCCTAAAAAGGAGTACATCTATGAAGAAATTAGCCGCTCAAGCTTTAGCTTTTCAGTACAGATTACAGATTGAAAATGCACAAACCATATTAAACAACAATAACGCAGCATTAAATATGGTAGATCAAGCCTTACACGACATGACAAATGCTACTGAAAAGTTAAAAACGCTAAACAATATGATGATCAATTCTGTAGAAGAAATTAAAAAGAATGAGAAAGATTCATAGTGAGTATATACAGAGTAATTAAATTAAAAAAAAAATTTACGCTTACTAATACCCCTTAATACTAAACCTTACAGGCTACTAACTCCACAGCAGATAGTAGACATTAATAAAAAACTAAATAGCCCTTCTCGCAAAGCTCAAAAGAGACGTCACTATTTAGAATCTACAAAAGTCCAAGAGAAACTTAAACATGGCGAGCAGTTATCTAGTATTAATCAACAACGTGCTAAGAGATCTAAATGAAGTAGAACTGACAGCATCTAACTTTGCTTCATCTAGAGGTATTCAAACTGCTGTAAAAGATTACATTAATCGTGCAATTGATGATATAATTAACTCTGATACAGAGTGGCCCTTTACAGTTTTGCAAGCTAGTTTTACAACAACTGATGGTACACGATTGTACACAAAAGAGTCAGCAGCTAAAACAATAGATTACGACAGTTTCTTATTTCTTGAAGCAGCGGATAAGTCAGAGAAAAAGTTAAGATATTTATCGTATAGTGAATATCTTGATAGTTATCACGAAAGAGATACAGATCCGACAGGTAACTCAGAAGATACACCTACATATGTATACACAAATCCAGAAGATAAAATTGGATTATCCCCTGTGCCTGATGCGTCAACATATACTGTAAAGTATTTTTACTACACAACTCACACTCCTTTGAGTGCAAGTACGGACACATCAATTATACCTTTACGTTTTGAAAATGTAATTATAGAACGAGCAAAGTACTACGCTTTTACACTTAGAGGTGAAACACAAAATGCACAACTTGCACAAGTACAGTTTGATAAATACATCAAACGTATGCGTGTTGAGTTAATCAACAAGCAAATTTATATGAGAGCCGTATAGAATGCCAGAGCTAAGTCAGACAGGTGCATTTCCTTTTTCATGTGAAGGTGGATTAGTTCTTAATCAATCCACACTTACAATGAAACCCGGACAGGCACTTGAGTTGATTAATTTTGAACCTGACATTGAAGGCGGGTACAGAAGGATAAGTGGCTTTTCAAAATATGTAAACGCTATAGTACCCCAAACAAGTGCATCGACTGAAGAAGTACTTATGGTAGCAACATTTGGATCAAGTGTTATGGCTGCACGTGGAGAAAAAATATTTACTGCAACTCCGGGGGGATCAAGTTGGACAGAAAGAGATACAGGTCGAACAGGTGCAGGTGTATACACTTTTGAAAGATTTAACTTTGATAATAACGATAAAATAATTGTTGCGGATGGTGCAAATGCCCCTACTGTATTTAACTCATCCTTTACAGCAACAGATGTAAGTGCGGCGGCAGTAGCAGGAGCTAAGTTTGTAGCTTCATTTAGAGATCACATGTTCTATGCGGGTATGTCTGGCACACCACAAGAAATGGTCTTTAGTAAACCTTTTGATGAAGATGACTTTTCAAGTGGTGCAGGTTCAGGTTCTATTGCAGTTGATGATACAATAACAGGTCTCAAGGTTTTCCGTGATAACTTAATTATATTTTGTGAAAACCGTATATTTAAATTAGCAGGTTCTTCTGTAGCTGATTTTGCTATTGAAGATATAACAAGAAACATTGGATGCCCAAATGGACAAACAATTCAAGAATTTGCAGGTGATCTTATCTTCTTAGGTCCTGATGGACTACGTACCATAGCAGGTACTGCAAGAATTGGTGACGTGGAGTTGGGTACAATCAGTTCAAATGTACAACCATTGTTCCTTGATAATGTTTCTTCGTCAAGTAAATTTACATCGCTTGTAATACCAAACAAGACACAGTATCGGATATTTTTCACAAAGACAGGTGTGACTGAAGCCGATACAAAAGGTGTTATGTGTGTTCTTAAAGGACAGCAATTTGAGTTTGGAGAGTTGAGAGGTATACGACCAACATCTACTGATACATTTGTATCTTCAGGAGATATTATTGCTATACACGGGTCAGGAGACGGCTACGTATACAGACAAGAGTCTGGTGACGATTTTGATGGTACAGCTATAAACGGAAGATATCGCAGTCCAGACATATCTATGAACGATCCGGGAATACGAAAGTACATGCAACGAGTTATACTTAACTATGCACCTGAATCTTCTATAGACGCTGATATGTTTCTTAGGTACGACTACGAAGATGCTAACTCAGCTAGACCCGCCGCATATCCTCTAGATTCAAATAACGTTATAGCTATATATGGTACATCTCTGTATAACACAGCGACATATGGAGGTACAACACAACCTCTTGTAAGACAAGCAGTTGAAGGATCAGGATTTGCTGTAGCCTTAAAGATACAAGATGGAGGTACGACTGCACCTTATTCACTTAAAGGATTTCAATTAGAATATCAACTAGGAGCAAGAAGATAGATGGGAGCTACATACACAAGACAATCTTCTTATGCTGATGGAGACGTAATAACCGCAGCTCATACCAATGATGAGTTCAACCAGTTATTAGCAGCGTTCCAAGCAAGCACAGGGCATACCCACGACGGTACAGCCAATGAGGGTGGTCCTATAACCAAGATGCTCGGTACATCTCTTACATTAGGAGATGGCACAGCAGGTACAGATATCACAGTTACATTTGACGGTGAGACTAACGACGGTGTCCTTAAATGGATGGAAGATGAGGATTATTTTGAGTTCAATGATGACATACTTGTTGCTTCTACAGAGAAGTTACAGTTCAGAGATACAGCTTTATACATCAACTCAAGTGCCGATGGACAACTTGACATCGTCGCCGACACAGAAGTCCAAATAGCGGCACCAACAATTGACATAAATGGTGATGCAGACGTATCGGGTACACTAACATACGGTAGCTTATCTGATGGCTCTATAACTATTACAGCATTTGTTGATGAAGATGATATGTCTTCTGACAGTGCTACTCTTGTACCCACACAGCAATCTGTAAAAGCATATGTGGATGCACAAGTAACTGCTCAAGACTTAGACTTCCAAGCAGATAGTGGTGGTGCATTAAACATAGACTTAGATAGTGAGACACTTACTCTAACAGGTGGCACAGGTATTGATACAAGTGGTAGTGGTAATGCTGTTA